GGAAGCCGTTGTTGAGTGCCACGGCGTAGGCGTCGAATCGCTCCTTCGTCAACGGTCGCAGCATGCTGTCAACGTTGAACTTGATGAAGGTGGTGTCGCCAACGATGAGCCGCTGGAAGCCTGCTTCAAGCCGAGCAATCAGCGAGCCGAGCCCAAGCATCAGCCACTCACGGCTGACAATCTCCAGCGAGTTGTAGCTGGAGTTAGCACCCGGGAGTTGCAGCAGGTGCAGCGGGATGCCGTAGAGTCGGGCGATCGCCTGCGTGCCTGCTTCCATGTTCTCAACGATTGCCAAGTCTGACGGGTTGAAGCCCATGCTCTGATAGTCGGCGCCGCCTGTTAGCACGGCGATCTTGTGCATGTTGCGGAGTCCTTCGTGACGTCGCCCGAACGATGCGCGCAGGCTCTCTGCCTGATCAGCAGTGAGTTCCCCCGGCACGGTCACCAGCCCGCTGACGGATGCGCCCTGCTCGAAAAACTTCGCGGCGTACTCTGTCGTCGCCTTCGCAAGTCCGAGCGTTGTCTTGTGGTGCTCAACTGGTGAGAGCCCGCGCAGTTCTTCGCCGACTCCGAAGAGTGTGATGTGCACGATGTCGTCAGCGGTCAAGTCAACGGCGCCCGCCGTCGTCTTCACGCGATAGACTGGCGCGCCGTTCTCGCCGCGCAACACGGTCACCTTTCTCGGATCAAGGAGGCGAATCTCAACAATCTCGGCACCATCACGCAGCACCATCAGGAAGGCGTTGCCGTCAATGAGCAAGCTGCTGACCGTGCGGTGCATCAGGTCAAAGCGGGTGTAGTTCGGATTGTTCGGCACTGGATTGTCAAGCCAGCGCGGGCGGGTCACTGGGCGGCGTACGCCAGCGTCACGGATGAAGACGCCGACGGGCATGCTTGCAACGGTGTTGGCGTAGAGCATTACGGATGCATACAAGGCCCCGATGCTAGTGGCGTTCTTCTCGTTGAGGCTGGTACCAGCGGCGTCGACTTCAACGTTCCACATGCCGCCGACGGCTCGCTCTTCGCTCTGACGTCCAAGAAGACGGTCAACGATTCCCATGTGACTCCTTACAACTCAATAAACGCGACTGATGCGCGCGGCTTCTCCGCAGGTGTTGCGCCTAGCGTAGCAGCACGCCCCCACGCCATAATGGCTGCCACGCACAAGTCAATCTTCTTGCCTGAGTCCTTCCCCTTGCGCACCTGCACACCGTAGCGCGTAGTGTACGGCGTGGCTTGGCTGACGTGCCGGGCGATGCGTGGATCACCGTCATGCTTGAGCCGTCCGTTCACCACGGCATCGTAGAAGGCAGCAGTCGCTGGGGTCATACGCGCTGGGCTCTGGGGATGCTCAACGACGGGAAGGCCCGCCTGCTGCCAACGCTCCATGACGGACTGCCACCTGAACGGGTCGCAGTTGATCTCGCGCACGGCGTAGGTTTTGCAGAGTTCTTCCATGCGCATCTCGACCTCCTCAACGGGGACGCGCCAACTGAGGTCGTCGATCGGACGCTCCCAGAGTCCGAGCACGAAGACGGCGGAGTCCGTGGTGCGCACGCCAACGATCGCGGTGCTGTCGTTGCTGAAGGAGCCGTCGAATCCGATCACCAGCGGGTCACCATCTTGCAGCTGCAGGCTGGTATCAGCGCAGGCGTCCCACGTTCCAGCAGGCAAGAACGCCTGACCAGACGCGGCAAACTGGTTGAGCCGCTTCGTCCGAAACTCAGCCTCAGGGGTGCGCATCTTTGCTGAGGTCAAGTCTTCAAGGCTCAGCAGTGGCGGGGTTGAGAGCAGCCCGGGGTTGGCTTGCGCCCACTTCTCGGGGTGCGTGTAGGCGTCTTCGTCGGCTTCGTACCACGCCATCCCAAGCGTCGGGTCGTCATGCTCCCCCGTGATCCGACGGCGTGCCAACTGGTAGAGCGTGTACGCGATGGAGTCCATGCCCGTCTGATCCGTGCGCTGCCCAGCCGTGGTGATCGCCAAGAAGAGCGGGCTGCGTCGGGCGCCCATGGAGAGTGAGAGCACGTCGAACAAGTCGCGGTTGGGCCATGCTGCCAACTCATCTGCCAGCACTAGCGTGGCGCTGAGCCCTTCTTTCGTGTACGCCTCAGACGACAACGCGCGCCAGATGGTGCCAGTCGGCTTGAACTCTAGCGTGTCCCTGAACACCTTGATCTGCTCAGCCAGCATGGGGCTCATCTCGACTGCGCGCTTGGCGTGCGCCATCACCAGCTTCGCCTGATCACGGTCGGCAGCAGCCGAATAGATTTCACCACCCTGATCGCCGAAGAGTCCGAGCGCCAGCGGCACGGTTGAGAGCAGCGCCGTCTTCCCGTTCTTGCGGGCTGCGCCGACCATAAAGAAGCGGTGCGTGTAGGTGCCGTCTGCCTTGCGTGCTAGGGCATGGCGCAGTAGGTTGCGCTGCCATGGGCGGAAGGTGATCGGCTCGCCTGAGAGCCCGCCGATAGAGTCCTTGGCGATGGGCACCAGCGCCTCCCCGAAGTCAGCCACCTGATCGCCCTGCGAGCGGTCAAGGTCAGCCTGCGCGGTAGGCGTCAGCCAGCGCGGGGGCCAGTCGGCAGTGCCGCGAACTTCTCCCGAAACTCTTCGAGCAGAGTCCTTGCCTGCACCATTGCGATGCCGAGCCTTGCGCGGTCGCTCGGCGTCAGTCCCAGTGAGCTCATCCACTTGTAGATTCTCTCCTCCGTTGCGGTGCGCATCCCCCAAGCCGGGTGAGCGTAGGCGTAGCCTTTGTCCGTGTAGAGTACTACGCCGTCGACCTCCAGCCGCGCAGTCAGTTGCGCCAGCATCTGCTCATCCTTGCAGAGCATCGTCAACGCTTCGCGGTCGGACTCGGCAAGCCAGTCGCACGCCGACGTAATGCGCAGCCAGACGCCCTGACCTACGGGGTCAAGCCCCTCAGGCAGTGTCAGATTGTTCAATGGAGCCACGCCAGCGCCCTGCTTGGCGGGCATGCGTGACGGCTTCAACGTGCCACGCTTCGCCTTGATTTCGTTCGGCACTGGTTTAGGCGACGCCATAAAACCCCCACCCCCCACGGTTGGACACGCACACGCGGGGCTCGCAGCTGGATAACTGGGGTCTATTCATGCGCAGATTCTAACCCGCCCCCCGTATGTTTAGTTTTTCTGCCGTGGCAGGGGCGACATAATACTGCAAGCAAATGTTTTGGAACTACGGGCGACTGCCCCGGCTGCAGCGGCGTAATGTGGTCAACGGTCAGGTCAGTCGTCGCTCGACATGCGAAGCACCACGGGAACTCTTCGCGCATCTCACGGCTCAGCTTTCGCCAAGCAGGGTCAGCGTAGGGGCTGCGCCCGACTGGCCCGTATCGCTCACGCTCGCGCTTGGTGACGATCTTGTTGGCGCAGGGCTGGCAACGGTTGCCGACGCGCTGCAAGATGCCGCAGGTCAGGCATGCACGGGCGAAGCGTAGGGGGCTCACGCCTTGAAGTTGGGCAGCGGCAAGACGCCAGCCACGATGAAGCTCAGGGCTTCGGCGACTCTCTCGCCTTCCGTGTCCCAGAGTTTCTCAAGCACCTCATACGCTTGCGAGCCAAGCACGCCTTCGAGTGAGCCCATCAGCCGCTCCATGGCGGCAAGGTGGACGTGCATCAGTTCGTGGGCAAGGATGCGGCGCTGGCTCTCGGGAGTCTCCTTGAAGAAGTCCCCAGAGATGCGCACCGTCGCCTCCCAGAGATTGTCACTCACCTCAACGTCAGCCCATGAGTCGTCGGCTGGGATGTCGTTGCTCACCTTCAGCGTCCACTGCTTCAGGTGCATGACGTCACGGTTGGCGTTCAGGTATGCAGCGACCTGCTCACGCAGTGGGGGAATCGCTCCCCGACGCTGGGAGGATGCAGCGCCGGGGAGGGGGCCAGCCACAAGGGCTGGCGTGCGGCGATTGTATGGCATCAGTCCCACCTGTCAGGTGACGCCACACGCTTCGTGGATGCATTGCTTGCCAGTGGTAGCGGTGAGGCTGGACGTAGCACGCAGGTTGCATCAGGGCAGCGGAGTGTCTCGGCGCTTCCCATGTCACCACCCACGCACCAGTTGCAGAATCGTGCCACGAGCATCTGCAAGCGGCGTGACTCTTTCTCAGCTGCAGTCATCTCTGGACGCTTGCGGCTCATGTAGGGCTTGGGCAACTCCTCCCGCTCGATCCAGTCATCCTGCTCGAAGGGCCCGTATGCCTGCGCGAAGATGGCGCAAAACTTCTCCGACGGTCGGCGCTCCGCCTTGGCGTAGGAGCGGATGGTGCGCCCAGTAATCTTGACGCCGCAGTCTCGCATGTGGGCGGCAACCTTCTCGCTGGCGACGACGGACGTGCTCCCGGGGTAAGACTCCAGCACGCGCTTGTTGATGACGTCAGGGCGCAGGCTCTTGCTCATGGCAGCACCTCCAAGGTGATCGGCATCACGCCAAGTGATAGCGGCACGCCAAGGGCTGCCCATGTCTGCGGCGATAGGTCGATCAGTCGCTGATCGTGTGGGTCACTGCGGATGCCGTAGCAGGTGCAGATGTCAACGACCTGCACGATGACGCTCTTGCCAGTGCGCAGGCTGGTGATCCTGACGTCCCAACTCGTGCGCCAGCGGTGCTGCTTGTAGGCTCGGACGTCAGCGCCGATCGCGCCGTATAGGGTGATCCCTGCTCTGGTGTACCAGCTCGAGTGACTCCCACGCGCGGCGTCATACCACGTCGCAGTGCCGACGAAGTACCCCGCAGGCACGGCAGGCTGATCAGCCAGCACGCCCATGGCGTAGTTGATCGGCGGCTCGCCAAGTGGTTGCGGATTCGTGAGCGGCGCGAATACCAGCGCCAGTGCAAGTGCGACCTTCATGCTTTCTCCTCCCGCTGCTGTAGCAGCTGCACCAGTGTCTCCCAGTGGATGACGACCATGCGACGGGCCTTGATGCCTGAGCCGGGGGCGTCTTCTACCACCAGCGCGGCGACTTCGTCAGCCTTCGGCGTGAGTTCGTTCAGCCACTTATCGAATCGCTCACTAAACGCTCCGCCCTTCTTGGCGCTGATAACAAGCCCCAGTGCACGCACGTCAGTCTTCCCGCCGTACTGCCCCACCCGCTCACCAGCCAGCCCTGCTTCAGTCAACTCAGCAGCCAGCCGACGCTCCAGACTGTTGCCACGCTGGCGGTTGTTTTTCCCCATGCGGCTGCGTCCTGCGTTCTTCAAGTCGATGTCTAGGTCACTCATGCGGCTCATCGTAGCGCCTGCCCCAACCCGACGATCGTCAGCAGGCTGATCGTGAACCATGCGATGACGATGCCTGAGCTGGCGCGGTGATTTGTGACGCCAATCCAACCCATGGCGAGAGCAATGAGTGTGTGCACCACCATCAGGCAGACGATCAGTGAGTCGATCACTTGACGCAGCCTTTGTGACGCCAGTGCAGGCGCACGTTGCCCTTGGCGCCGTTGAAGGTGATGACCTTCACCCGGCTCGCTGGGAAGACTGGCTTCTTCGGATCAGCCACGGCGATGACCTTGCCGCACTCAGTGCAGTCAGTGTCCGTCCAGCGTGGGGGCAACGATGGCCCGCCGCGCTTCGCCTTTACTCCTGCCATGTCTGCCCATCCCGCTGGAGCATCGCGCCCAGCTTGACCATCATGGCGCTCATTGCGTTGCTGAGGGTGTCGGCTTCAACGGTCAACGTCTGACCGTCATGGTCTTCGCACTGCAGGGTGACCTTGCGGGTCTCCGTGTCGATGCTGCAGTTGGCGTAGCGGA